ATTAATTTATCGAAATCTATAATAGCTGAACATGTTCCTGTATTAGAGTTTGCTAAACGTACTTCCGTTAATGGAAGTGATGTTTCGGCTTTATCTTTTAAAGAATTATTAGCTTCTAATAATTTCTTTGGAAGATTAGCTGTCACAACTCGTTTAGTTAATAATAAATGAGGAAAAGATTTGTGAAAATTACTATTAATAGGTAATAAACGGTCTTCAGATAAAACTGTTGATCGAATATATCCATTAGTAGGATTCGCAACTCAATTGTTTCAGGCTAATATCATCACTATGAGTGATGTCTTATCTATCATAACTGATCGAGATAAGCCCCTTTCATTCTTTGGTAGAAATATCAATTGAATGAAACCGGGACTTATTTCTAAAATCGTAAAAAACTATTTATTAACTAATAAATGGGATTTAACGGTTATCAGTAAAAAAGACAGATTCTTTGCAGCAACTAATATTTTAACATTCAAACTTATTCTTATTCATAGAATTCAAGATTCTATTAAGAAGGTCTTTATGATTAATACTATTGCGAACAGAGTTTCAATCTTGGATAAAATTATCACTTCTGATGAATTGGAATCCTACTACCAAAAATTGTGTAGTAAAGGGATTTCTCTTCAATTGACGAAGGATATTACGGAGCGAGATTACTGGTTATCTCCAGACTTTAAGAAATTTAAAGCGATGTTTATAACCTTGTCCTCATTCTCTAATATTTTTTTCAATTCGCAGAACGGTACCTATCCTGATCTTAATTTATTAAGATTGGGGTTAGATCTCGATACAACGTTTGATACTCATAGAAGATTATGGTCTTCGAAATATAGTTTAATCTATCTTTCGGAGTTTGAACAAGATAAAGTTCGTTTTCTTAAATCTAAAAAGTTTTTAGATTTAGAATTAGATCTTTTTCTGAAACATCATAATGAACTTCTGTCTGAAGTGACGGGCTTGGAATTCCACAAGATTAGACCTGATATTAATAAAGAGAGATTAGATAATCCTCTTAAAATATTAGATTTTATCAAGGAGATTCATAATCCTTTATACTCAAATAATTTTGAGTTTGTAAAGTTTGAGAATCAATTCTTCGACTCCGAAG